CCGACTGGAAGTACGCCCGCCACGCCTACAGTACGCCAATCACGCCGGCGCTTAAGTCAGCAAGCGGCAAGAGGGTGCCGAGCAAAAACGACACCACCATCACGGCAACGTGGACAACCGAGAGCACACTGCTCAGGCCGGTGGATGAAGAAACCGTCCAGTACATGATCGGCATCCCGGACGCGTACGCCTGCAACCCGCCTGCCGGTGGGTCATGGACGGATGCTATCACGGTCGACCCTTCAGGAAAGAAGGATACCGTCACGGCATACGTCAGCGACATAACCGCCAGCACGGATGAGTGCATGTGGGTCAGGATCCGCGCCACGCATGACGAACGGAACCAGTATTCCACCGTCAAACGCGTCATCACTTCCAAGCTCGCAAAGCCCGGTATATCCGCCACGGTCAACTTCACCACGGGTCTTGTGACGTATAACATCACGGTCAACACGCGGTGCTCGGTCGCAAGGCATCTGCTGTTCTGGCGTGACCCGGCGAAGCCTGATGTGAATATCCCGCTGGCGGTGCTCGGCAATGCAACTACCAGCGGCACCATCGTGGTTTCCGGCCTGATCGGCGCAACTTCGTCCTGCATCGGCGTCTACGAATTTGTCGGAACGAACAGCGGACTGACGGTCAACGCCATCATGACGTCGGATGTTGCCACGGATTCCGACGCGAACGTGGTTGAACCTGATGCTCCTACCCTCGAGCAGCTGGGCAATGATGCGGTGTCGGTCGGCTTCACGTGGAAGTGGAGCATGGCGACGTCGCTTGATATCTCATATTCCGACAATCAGTACGCGTGGGAGAGCAATAAACAGCCGACCATCTACAACATGGAGCGGGCCGGTCTTACCAGGTGGATTATTCAAGACCTCGATGTCGGCAAGCTGTGGTACTTCAGACTGAGATACCGCGGACTGCAGGACAATGAGGAAGTGGTTTCCGACTGGTCGGATTCGGCAACTATCGACCTTGCGACCACGCCGGAGACACCGACCTTAGTTCTCAATCGCGGCTTCTGCCTGCCCGGCGGCGTCATCTCTGCCTCCTGGAATTATGTGAACGATGACGAAAGCCCGCAGGATTCCGCGCAGGTCTGCTTTGCTACGGTCGCAGATGACGAAGTGACTTACGGCGACCCGATTGCACACGCCGGAGCTGAACAGAACGTGTCTGTGAGCTTTGCGGATGCTACGGTCGGCACGACCTATTATCTGGCGGTGCGGGTGCGTGCAGCTTCCGGGCGGGAATCCGAATGGTCTGACCCTGTGGCGGTGTACGTTCCTGCCGCGCCCACGGTGGCAATCGGCGGCACGTTCCTGACCGATGGAGTGCTTGAGAACCTTGACGGCGCGCTTCAGCTGAGCCTGTCAACGGATAATGCGCCCGGCAGATACTCGGTCAGCATTGTTCGTGCATGGGACTACCACATCGATAGACCTGACGACAGTGTTCTGGACGGATTCGAGGGTGAGACCATCTGGACACAGAGCGCCTACCATGAGGGCGGCGCGGCTACGGTCAGCTATACGGTCGCGCTGGAAGACCTTGTCGGCGCACTCGATGACGGCGCGGGATATACCATCATTGCTACGGTATCCGATGACCTCGGTCAGGTCGCGACCGCCAGCACGGACTTCACCATTGCGTGGGATACTCAGCCGACCATGCCCAAGGTGGCGGTTAATGTCGACACCTTCGCGGATATCGCGCTGATTACGGTCACGAACGATGACGCGAACACGACAGATACCTTCGACGTCTACAGGCTTTCCGCTGACCAGCCGGAGCTAATCCTTAGAGATTGCCAGTTCGGCGTCACCTATGTTGACCCGTACCCGGCGCTGGGCAAGTACGGCGGGCATCGAATCGTGGAGAAGAGTAAGTACGGCGACTACATCACTTCCGACAACACGCTTTCGTGGGTCGATGTCGGAGAGGATGACGGAGACTTCCTTGATGACCTGTCAATGATCATTGATGCGGACGGGATGCAGATTAGGCTTCCGTACAACATCGAGCTCTCCCACAGGTGGAGCAAGGACTTCCAGCGGACTTCGTATTTGGGCGGCTCGGTGCAGGGCGATTGGAACCCGGCGGTTCTTAGGGATATGACGGCGAAAACCGTTATCGTCAAGAACATGGATGATGCAGAATATACCGCCATGCGCGACCTTGCTTCGTATGCGGGCCCGGCCCACATCAGGACGCCGGACGGAAGCTCCTTCGCCTGTGACATCCAGATTGCGGAAGATGCCAAGTATTCGGACAAGAAGGTTTCTTACAGCCTGACCATCAAGGCAATCGACCCGCAGGAGCCGGAAGGCATGACGCTTGCGGAATGGAACGCGATTCATCCAGAGGAATAAGTAATGGATTGGAATGCAGGTTTCACAGCAACATATGAGTTACGACAGGTTGATCCGATATCTTTTCAGGATACCGGGTCTTTCCTTTTGATTTCCGGGAGCATCTCGAAAAGCGGCACCGGCCTGATGGAGTCCGCAGACCTGACCCTTCCGGAGTCTCCGGGAGAGTGCATCCTGCGGGTGTACCTGCGGGCTCGGCAGGGTGAAAGCGGCGAACGCGTGCCGCTGTTTACCGGGCTTGCTTCAGCTCCGCAGAGGTCACTGCAGGGCAATAAGGTCACGTACAAGGTGGCGTGCTATTCGGTGCTCAAGCCGGTCGACGATATCCTGACGCCCAGAGGCTTCTTCGTGGCTGCTGGTGTCCAGGGAGCTGCCGCTGCTGCCGAACTGCTGGGGCTTGGGCCCGCGCCTATTCTGTACGGCACTTCGCCGGCGCTGACCGAGGCCATTATTTCCGAAGACAAAGACACCTATTTGTCTATGGCTCAGCGCGTACTCGACTCCATCGGATGGCGTATCCGTATTGACGGCAGCGGGACGATCAGCCTGGTTCCGCGCGCTGAGGAAGAGGCCGCCCAGTTCGATGACAACGAGAACGACTGCGTGGAGGTCAACATCACGGATACGGCAGACTGGTACAGCGCGCCCAACTGCCTGCGGGTGACCAGCGGCAAGGAGTGCGTGGAGGTCCGGGACGATGACCCGGAAAGTCAGCTGTCGACTGTATCGCGGCAGGCCATGCGCGGCGGGACGGGTGAGATTTGGGCATCGGAAAGCGCTTCGTCCATCGGAGATGATGAGACGCTGCAGTCCTACGCCGAGAGAAGGCTGAAGGAGCTTCAGGGCCCGGCGCGGAAGATTAGTTATACCCGGCGCTACCGCCCTGAGGTTACCGTCGGCGATAAGGTACGCCTGCACCTGCCGGGGCATGGTATCGACGATGTCTTCACGGTAAACAGTCAGAAGGTTCAGCTTGGTTACGGCACAAAGGTTTCCGAGGAGGTGACGAAGTGACGGATGCGGTGCGCGAGCTGTTTGAGATGCTCGCGAAGAAGGAAAAGAGCGGGTCGGACTACACGGGCAGAGTTACCCGCGTGGAAGGAGGGACGGCCTATGTGCAGTTTGACGGTTCCGACATCCCGAATACGCCCGTGGCGCTCTCGATCGGCGCAAAGGCGGGCGATGAGGTCAGGATCCGCGTTGCGGACGGCAAGGCATGGATAGTCGGCAACGACACCAACCCGCCCACGGATGACAGCACGGCTCAGGAAGTCGCCGAGGAAATGGTCGATATGCGGACAAGGGTCACGGGTTTGCAGGGCCAGTACACCGAAATTCAGCGCACCGCCGATAACATCTCGACCATCGTGAGCGACGGCGACAAGCTGGTGTCGGTCATTAACCAGTCTGCGGGCGAGGTGCTCATTCAGGCGGAGAAGATTAATCTGGATGGGTACACCAAGATATCCGAAGGTGAAATCGGCGGATTTAAGACCATCAAGGGTGACAGCGGGTGCGCTGCGAAAACGACCGCAAACGGCGGTCACGCCTACCCGACATCATTCTATAAGCAGATGTCTGACAGCACGTATGAATACGAAGTCGGCATGAAGGGCGACAGCGGCAGCCCGGGCTACGTGAACTTCTATGTTAAGCGCATGACGGCGGGTGGCGCGTGGTCTTCGGCTTCCGACGTGTTCTACGTGAAAAACTCAGGCAAGCTATATGCGGAGAATGCAGACATTACGGGTGTGGTAAACGCCACAAGCGGGTCATTCACCGGCACGGTAAACGCAACCTCGTTCAATGCGTCATACAGTTCCGGCAATCTGACTATGACAGCTACGCTGGGCGGCAGCGGCCTGCTCCTCAAATCGGCTATCACAGGCGGTGCCACAAAGTATCTGGCGCTCGACCCCTCGACCACCATCTGGTCGACCACGGCAAGCGCATCGAGCGCTACGCAGTGTGCTTATGCATCCAATACGGGCTTTTTCGTGAG